TGTTGTAGGTCATATGGATAGTAAGATTGATGGAGAAGTTGTAGATGTTAAGACTGCTTCTTCTTATTCATTTAAGAAATTTAAAGAAGGAACTTTATATGGTAATGACCCCTTCGGTTACATCGCACAGTTAAGTGGCTATGAAGAAAATGAACCAACAAGTAAGGGTGGCTTCCTTGCTATTGATAAATCTTCTGGTGAACTTGCTTTGTTTAGACCAGATGATTTAATGAAACCAAATGTTAAGCATTTAATTTCAGAAGTAAAAGATAAGTTATCTAAAGATGAACCACCAGATAGATGTTATCAACCTGTTCCACATGAGAAAGGTGGCAACATGAAACTACCTATTGGTTGTTTTTATTGTCAACATAAAGTTGAATGTCATTCTGATGCTAACGAAGGTGAAGGTTTACGAGCATTTAATTATGCAAAGAGTAAAGTTTATTTAACAAAGGTAGTTAAAGAACCAAAAGTAGAAGAGATAAAAATAGATGTATAGATTTTTTGTTATGTTATTATTAATATTAATTTTAATAACGACTTGTTCTGGTTGTTCTTACTTTGCTTTTAAAACAACAACAAAAGTTATTGAAGAAGTTACAGAGGAAGATGTAAACCCAGAAAAGAAAAAGAAAATATTAAAGAATAAAAAAGAAAAGAAAGAAAATCAAAATGAAAGGGCAAGGGAATTTTATTGTAGTAAAGTTAATGACCCAATAAAGTGTGCAGTATGAATAGAAAAAAAATAAAAAAGATTAGACGAAGAGCTAAAGAACTTCTTGTTGAATGGTTGCAGTCTTTAGTAAGTGATGAAGAAAAGAAAAAGATTACAAAGGATAATGTATTTGAAATGATGCCAGAGCAAACACACTACTGGTTTAGAAATCAAATTCAATTAAGTGCATGGTCTTACAAGTGGGTAATAAAAAAATTAAAAAGAAATCCGGACTTGACATTTAAAGAATTACATGATATAATATATAAAAAGTAATGGCATATCGTTCTAAGTTTGAATCAACAGTCATAACTAAATTAAAAAGAAACAAAGTTAAATTCTTTTATGAGAAGGAACGATTAAGTTTTATCCAACCTGCAATTAAAAGAAGTTATCTACCGGATTTATTTTTTCCACAGACAAATATATTCGTTGAATTAAAGGGGCAGTTTAGATTACAAGACAGGAAGAAACATATCTGGTTAAAAGAAAGTACAGATTATGATATTCGTTTTTGTTTTCAGAATGCTAGAGTTAGGATAAGTAAACAATCTAAAACAACTTATGCTATGTGGTGCGATAAGAATAATATACAATGGTGTGAAAAAGAAATACCGAAAGAATGGATGGTAAAGGATGTTAAAGTACGAAGAAAATAAAGCATACATTGTTCTATCAACAAGGGGTGTTGGTAAGACAAAGAAAATGGATATTGAATTTATTAATATGTCTGATGATACAGGCATAATGATGACAGGTACAGGACTACATTGGTTCTGTAAAAATAATAATGATTTGTGTCAGTACATTGGCATGAGAGAACTAGAAAAAGTTATGCTTAAAGGAGGGGCAAAGGATAATGGAAAACTTACAAACTAAAAACTTATTAACAACAGCTATTGAATTAGTAGGAGGAGATAGACAACAAGACTATGGTGACAAGGTAGAAAATCATCACAACATAGCATCACTATGGAATAGTTATCTTGATAATAAATTAGATATGTCTAATCCAATAACACCACATGATGTTGCTATTATGATGTGCTTATTAAAAATTGCAAGAACAAAATTAGGTAAGGTAAGTCCAGATACTTACATAGATGCGTCAGCTTATATGGCATTCGCAGGGGAGTGTAAATCAAATGAAGATTAAAATAGATTTAGAAAGAGATAAAAATTTAACACCATTTGGTATCGCTACTATACAAGATAGATACTTAGATAAGAATGAAACATCCCCTCAACAAGCTTTTGCTAGGGCATCTAAGTATGTCTCTACTTATAGAGGTGTTACTGATTGGGATATGGCACAAAGAATATATGATTACGCAAGTAAGACTTGGTTTGGTTTCTCCTCACCGATACTTTCCAATGCCGGTACAAAAAAAGGATTACCTATATCTTGTTTCCTTAATTATGTACCCGATAGTCGAAGAGGATTAAGCGACCACTATGATGAGAACATTTGGTTAGCAAGTAATGGTGGTGGTATTGGAGGATATTGGGGTGATATAAGAAGTGATGGAACATCAACCTCACATGGCTCTATGTCAACAGGTTCAATTCCTTTTATGAGAGTTGTTGATAGTCAGATGTTAGCATTTAATCAAGGCACAACTAGAAGAGGAAGTTATGCTTGTTATATGGATGTATCACACCCAGAGATAGAAGAGTTTTTATTTATGCGTAAGTCTTCTGGTGGTGACATCAATAGAAAATGTCTTAACCTTCATCATGGAATTAATATTACTGATGATTTTATGAACGCAGTATCTAAAAATATTGACTGGACATTAATTGACCCACACTCTAAGAAAGTTGCGAAGTCTATTAATGCAAGAGAACTATGGAGATTAATACTAGAAACAAGACATGAAACAGGTGAACCTTATTTACATTTTATTGATACATCTAATAGAAATTTACCAGAGTCACAAAAAAAATTAGGATTAAAAGTTAACCAATCTAATTTATGTAGTGAAATAACTTTACCAACAGATGAAGATAGAACTGCTGTGTGTTGTTTATCAAGTGTTAACTTAGCACAGTACGATGAATGGTCTACATCATCTACATTTATTCCAGACATGGTACGAATGTTAGATAATGTATTAGAACATTTTATTATGGCAACCTATAATTTTTCTTATGATTATGAAGGAAAGATTTTAGATATGAAAGTTAAAGATGATATGTCTGGATTTGAAAAGTCTGGTTATAGTGCATATAGAGAACGAAGTGTTGGTCTAGGTGCTATGGGATTTCATACTTACTTACAAAAATTAAATGTTCCTTTTGATAGTCCTATTGCAACAGGTCAGAATATAAAAATCTTTAAACAGATAAAAGAATTAGCAGTAGAAACTTCTAAAGAGTTAGCCATCGAAAGAGGTGAAGCTCCAGACATGGAAGGAACAGGTATGCGTAATGCACACTTACTTGCTATTGCCCCAAATGCTACATCAAGTATTATTTGTGGTGGTACTAGTCCTTCGATAGAACCAATAAGAGCAAATGTTTATACACATAAAACTTTAAGTGGTACATTCCAAGTAAGGAATGGACACTTACATAACTTACTTAAACTTAAATGGAATGAAGATGAAGAACTTCAAAAAGAATATGAAAGTGATTATGTTTTATTTAAGGATAAGATATGGCAAAGCATTAGTGAACATGATGGTTCAGTAACACACCTTGACTTTTTAACTGATATGGAAAAGGATGTATTTAAAACAGCGAATGAGATAGACCAGAATTGGATTATCGAACACGCATCAAAGCGACAACAGTATATCTGTCAAGCTCAATCAGTTAATTTATTTTTTGTTGCTCCACGCATACAATCTTCACAAGAAGAACATGATAATTTCTTGCGTTATACTAACAAAGTACATTATCAAGCATGGAAACAAGGATTAAAAAGTTTGTATTACCTAAGAAGTAGGGAAGCAAAAAGTGCAGAGAATATTAACTTAAAGGTTAAGAGAGTACGATTAGACCAAGACAATGAAGAGGAGGTTTGTTTATCATGTCAAGCGTAAGTCAATTATTTAAAGAAAGAACTTATTATAAACCATTCGAATACCCATGGGCATTTGATTATTACCAATTACAAAATCAATTGCATTGGCTACCAGAAGATGTACCAATGCATGAAGATGTTAAAGACTGGAATCAAAAGTTATCACCGGCAGAAAAGAATTTACTCATACAAATATTTAGATTGTTTACTCAGTCAGATGTAGATGTAGGTGCAGGATACTTTGATAAGTACATACCACTATTTAAGAAACCAGAATTAAGAATGATGATGGGTTCATTTGCAAACATTGAATCAGTACATCAACACGCTTACTCATTGTTGCTTGATACTGTTGGTATGCCAGAGTCAGAGTATAAAGCATTTGCAAAGTATGAAGAGATGTCAGCCAAACATGATTACATTCAGCAGTTTGAAACATCAGAAATAAAATCAAAGAAACAATTAAAAGATTTAGCTAAAGCTCTTGCAGTTTATTCTGGATTTACAGAAGGACTACAATTGTTTTCTAGCTTTGCAATACTTATTAACTTCCAACGATTTGGTAAAATGAAAGGGATGTGTAAGATAGTTGATTATTCTATTAGGGATGAGTCACTTCATGTTGAGGGTATGACAAAGATATTTCGTACTCTTATTAAAGAGAACCTAGACATATGGACAGATGATTTCAAGAAAGAAATCTATCAGATATGTAGAGAAATGGTTGCACATGAAGATAAGTTTATTGAATTAGTTTTTGAGATGGGAGATATACAAGGTCTAACATTAGAAGAGATGAAACAATACAATAGATATATTGCTGATAGACGCTTATTACAATTAGGATTGAAACCTAATTTTGGAGTGAGTGATAATCCTTTAACTTGGTGGGATGAAGTGATAGGTGTTGAACACCAAAACTTCTTTGAAGGCAGAGCTTCTGCTTACACTAAGGCAAGTGTTAAAGGTAATTGGTCGAATGTCTTTGATGATGTAGATAATAACTAGTGGTATTGTATGTCAAAAAAAATACAAGAGACTACGATATTTTCGTACAAGTTATTATTAGATAAAGAAGGTAAGCTTATAACTGAAATAACCTCCTTACCCATTGAGGATGAGGAGGTTATGTCAAAGTGTTTTAAAGTTCGGGAGGAACGAAACTTTTTTATTAATGTTGTTTCAGAAGCAAAAAGAAAATTTACTATTGTGCATGAGTGGTTAGAAAATTATTGTAAGTATATTACTTAATTATTTCCCTACTTCTTTCATAGCTTTTTTATGTGCTTGAGTAAAGGTCTCGCCCATTCTCATACATTTTTTCATTACAGCCATGTGCTTTGCAGTATGATGAGAAGCGTGTTTCTTTAGCGTTTCTTTCTGTCTATCTGTTAATTCTTTTTTTTCTTTTTTCTTGTACTTATTTTTTGACAAGACTACCTCCAAAGTATAACCCAATTATTGCTGACATTAAATGAGTGTCGAGTGGTGTAATTACTACACCAAAAAATTCTTTATCCATTACCATTTCTTTCTTTTCTATAAGAAATAAAAATCCTCTAGTAAATTCTGTCCATGTTAAGAACACACTTGTATCCCAAAAAACAGG